GCGGGGGTATCGATTGACGGCGGTGTCAATGTCACGCTTGGTAATAACGTCGTTTCAAATTTGAACCTGGCAGTCGGCCTGACGATGGAGGCGACGCCGGTTGCGATAAATGGCGTGACAGTGGACGGCACCTACAGCCGATCTAACAACATGCCGGTCTATGCCACTAACGCTCAGACAGTGGGATATGCCTACGACGGCGACGGCATTGGCATAGGCGAGGGCGGCGGCACGTTTTCAAACATAGTCGTTGACAGCGCGATCCTAGAGTACAACGGCGCGCCGGATAAAAACACGGACCAAGGCGGGTCGGGGCTCTACATAGGCTCTGTCTCAGCCATGAGCGCAGGGGTTTCTATCCGGAGCACTATTTCCCGGTTTAATCATGGCTGCGGCTTCCACATGGGGGATGAATGGACCGGCGGAGATATGTCTGGCAACGTCATTCAGGGCAATAGCCGAGGGCAAACGACCGGGACATGTCAGTTTGCAATATGGATGGATCTGCGCTCGACTGGCGCGGCGTGGCTAGGCGGACGGTTCGTTAATAATACTGTCTTCGGTAATTTCGGGTCTCGGGCAATATCTTTTGACAACTCAGTCGGGGCCAACACTCTGACATTCAGAAATAACATTTTCGCGGGTAACGAGTTCGGATTCGGGTCTAGCTCAAAGACTGGCGAGGTAATTATAAGCACCGTTGCCAATGACAACATCTTTGAGTCTAACAATAATTTTTTCGTGTCGTCTGGGACTGCGATTTTCCGCAGCAGCCAATATACGTGCGCTCAAATTAACGGGGGCACATGGGCCGCCGTATCGGCGAACACTGGAGACAACACGGTATGTGTTGATCCGGACTTTGTCGGCAGTTCATCTGCACCTGCCACAACAGACACGCGAGATTATGGACAATTTCGATTAAAGTCCGGATCAACGATGCGCCGCGCCGGCTTTGACCTCAACATCGGAAACGTCCAAGACTGCGGAAACCGTGCCTTCTCGCATCCTCCGAGCATTGGCGGGTGTGAAGCTACGAGCGGGGATGCCGCTCCAGCGCGCTCAGTGCGCCCCTAATTAATTTCGCCCCAGGAGAGCGGATCTCCTGAAACCTCGCCAAGTTCAGAGCGATATCTGAGCAAAACCACACCGCCCACGAGGCGGTTTTTTTTGGCCTGTTCAAAAGCGGGCCTGGAGTCAATTGCATGAGTGCAACATCGGAAAGCATCCAAATCGATCCGGCATTCCTGGACATGAATTCGAAAGAGTTCATAGATCTTATGGAGATCCGAGACATCGATGGTGAAGCCACTGAACAGGACGAAGCAGGCGCGACCACGTCCGGCGCTGTGGAGCTCACTGAAGAGAAAGTAGCCCCCATTGCCAACCCGTCGAACACCGGGACCATCCCGTATGGTGTTCTGAAAGGCACCCGAGAGCAGCTTGCGGACACCCGCAGACAACTCGAAGAAGCGACGGCGCGGCTGCACGAGCTGGAAACAGTCAGTGCAAAGCCGGCGGCAGTACCGCTGCCGGGCCATGAAATCGAAGCCGAGATTGAGGACGTGCAGGCGCAAGCCGACGAACTCGAAACCTTGGCAGCCTCCATGGAAGAAGACTTCCCGGAATTCGGGAAGGCTGTCCGCGCCATAACGACACGATTTGAGACACAACTCGCGGCGATGAATAAGCGCCTCGAAGCGGCTTCGCGCGTCACCGATCAGGTGGAGCGCGAGCACGTCAAAACACGTGAGGAAATGGTGAGCGAGGCCATCGACAACAATCCGCATTTATCGGCCTGGCAGGCAGAAGATCCGGAAGCATGGCAGATCGCCGTAGAGCACGACATTAAGCTCCGCGCTGATCCGAAATGGGCAAACGCTACCTTTGCAGATCGGTTCGCAAAAGCCGTCCAGTACACGCTGGTCGATAAGCCGGATGCAAAACAGCCGACAAGCACTAATCAAAAAGACTCCACCAAAGAGAGCTCTTCTGCAGACGCACGGATCGCCGCCGCACTCGAGGCCGCAGATCATTACGTGCCGAACTCCCTGTCGCAAATTCCGTCGGGCGAACCGCCCGACACGAATGAGCGAGGCAACCTCTCAGTGACTCAGCTTGAGGCCTTGATGGAAAAATCAACGCCCGATCAGATCTCACTGATGCTGTCTCGAATTGGGTAAGCAGACCGAGTTCTCCGACCAAACAAACCACCGCCTTTTGGCGGTTTTTCGTTTCTAGGAGACTTTAAATGTCACAGACATCCGTACCGCAGGGCTCGTCCTTAGCGGTGAAAGAATTCAGTGTCGCGCTGTTCACTCAGACGATGCGGAATCCTTCAATCATGCGCAACATGACCGGCCCGGCGCCGCAGATCGGGGAAGCACAGCGTAAGCTGAAAAACCAGACCTCGCCGTCTATGCCGATTGTGCGTGTCACCGATCTGTCGAAGACGGCAGGCGACACCATCTCCGTCGATTGCGTGGACATCATTGGTGGCAAACCCACCATGGGCGACCGCAACGCGGAAGGCAAAGGCGAAAAGCTCACCACGTCCTCGATGGACATCCGGATCGACGTCGCGACCAAGGTGGTCGACTCGGGCGGAAAGATGAGCCAGCAACGCACGAAGCACTCGCTTCGCCAGTTGGCGCTGGCTAACCTCGGCGGCTACATGCCGCGACTGGAGTCGCAGTCGTGCCTCGTCCATATGGCTGGTTCACGTGGGCAGCAAAACGACTATTCGTGGGCCATCCCGCTCGACACGGACGCCGACTACTCGGAGATCATGGTCAACACGGTCAAGGCGCCGACTTACAACCGGCACTACGCGGTTAATAACGCGGCTACTACCGAGCTGTTGCAGGGAGGCCAGCAGATCACGAGCTTGACCAGTTCGTGCACCATGAAGCTAGAGCACATCGACTTTATGCGTCGCATAATCGATGACCTGACGTTCCGCCCGCAGCCGATCAAGATCGAAGACGATCCGGCGGCTGAAGACGAACCGCTCTACGTCTGGCTGGTAAGCCCGCGTGTCTATCAAGACCTGATAGCCAACACCAGCGGCCTGACCCTGCGCACCTTCCAGCAGAATGCCTGGAACCGTGCTTCATGGGGCAGCAAGCACCCGCTGTTCAAGGGCGAAGTCGGGATCTGGAACAACATCCTCGTCAAGAAGGTGGATTACTCGATCCGCTGGTCGGCCGATGGTGCCAGCACCACGAAGTACAACACCTCAACCGATACCACTGGCGCCGAGTCCGGCACAGCAACGATGCCGACCATCGCGGGTTACTGCGTAGAGCGCACGATGCTCCTGGGCGCGCAGGCATTGGGTAACGTGTACGGGCGCAACCAGACAACCGATTACTACTACGGTTGGCTTGAGCACTGGTACAACTTCGATCGCAACTTGGAGATCGCCGCAGAAATGATGGGCGGCAAAGCCAAGCTGCGCTTCAGCCCACCCGACGCGAACGGTACCCCGACTGCAACCGATCATGGCGTGTTCGTCATCGATGTGGTCAGCAAGGGCGCTGTCTAATTTTTAATCTCTAGCAGACGAAGAGGAAACCTTTATGCCTGCAATCACAGTCTCAGCGTCCGATCTGACGACCCGTAGTCGTCACGTCGGTCAATACGGGGAAGCGACCATCTTTGACAGTGGCCGCTTCCTGCCTGGCGTCAACAACAACGTGGGTGACATCTGGAAGATCTTGCGGATCCCCGCAGGCGTCGAGATCAGCGCCCTACAAATCGTCAACGGCGATCTTGATACCAACGGCTCACCGCTGTTGGCTTGCAAGGTGGGTTACACCCCGGTGGGCACACTGCCGGCAGCCAGTGACGCTTACTTCATCGCCACCGGTTCGACCATTCTCCGCGCTCCCGCGGTGACCTGGGCGGACTTTGCCAGTGGCGCCAACGGCCCCCTACGCGTTGATCTGGACATCGACCTCATCGTGACGTTGACCGCTGCGGCGGCGACGGCGGCGAGTGCTGCTGTTCGGCTGATCGCGTACTGCCGTAACCTCGGCGTTAAGTAACGCCAGGTATTAAGCGGGCCGGGAAGCTCGGCCCGCTTTGTTTTCACAGGAGGATCTCAATGGCACAGACAAGTGTGGACTCTCAGAGTCCAATGAATCCGCGTGTTCAGGCGACTGGACGCAAAGGTAGCGCCGCAAGTTCGCGTGACGGCGCTAAAGCCCCACCGAGCCAAGACCCGTCAACCACCATACAACCCTCGCTGGCTACCCTTGCGGAATCCAAGCCGGCTCACAAGTCCGTCGATAGCGGTCGGCGATACGGACCCACGGAGAACGAGCCGGACATCGAAGAAGACGATGGCAGCGTTCAATCGAATTACGTCGATCTCAAGAAGATGAACAATGCGCAGCTCCGCCAGCACTCGATGCGGAGATTCGGGGCGCGTTATTCAGATAACGAGACAGACGACAACATCCGCGGTGATATTCAAAAGCGCATGGCGATGAAAACAGGCATGCAACGGTATCGCGACTGATGGCTGTCACGATTCAAAACGTCGTCGATAGGGCGCGGGAAACCCTCAACGACGACGACAAAGTCAGGTGGGAAGACGCAGAAGCGTTGAGCGCGGCGCAGGAGGCGCTTGATGCCGTCTTCATGCTGCGGCCCGATCTGTTCATCACGCAGCTCGCCACCTTCGATAGTTCAGCGCTGACCATTGATGATAATTTTCCAATCGAAGCCCGCTACCGTCGGCAGGTGGAGGATTACATCATCTTCCGTTGCGAACTCAAGGACGACGAAGCCGTCGAGACCGGCCGCAGCGAAAGCGCCTACAAGTTTTTCGTTGACAGGTTGGTGAGCTGATGGCCGCTCTGACTGCGTTTCTCGACTTCATCATGGTCGATGCCCCTGGTGCCGGGGTCGACATCGTCAAACAGAAGATCTTGGAAGCCTGCATCACCTTCTGCGATGTAGCCAAGGCATACACCTACGAGTTGCCCGCGATCAACGTCGTGGCCGGCCAGGCAGATTACACACTGACACCAGAGACCGGTTACCGGATCACCGACGTCATGAAAGATGGCGTGGTCTACAACGGCACGCCGCTCAATCCTAACGATCCGGTCGGTCTGGATTTTGTCTTTGGGAAATGGCGTGCGCCAGAAACCACGGGAACCCCCGACTATTACATCGCGGACGTCACCCGGGGGACGCTGACCCTGGTGCTAACACCGGATGCCAGCATTACCGGCGGCCTCGTGGTGACTGTCTCTGAGGCGCCGCTGATCACCGCCACGGACGTGCCGGACGTGCTGTTGTCGCGCTATCACCAAGCCATTAAGCATGGCGCGCTGGGCAATCTCATGAGCATGAACAAGAAGCCCTGGAAGAATACCGATCTCGCGGCTTGGCACATGCAGCAGTTCAACACCGCGATTGGCCGAACCGACATCGAGAGGGCGCGCGGATTCACCCGCCGCAGTTTAAGAACGACGACGAACTTCCGATGATCAAGCTCAAAGGCTTCAGAGGGAAGGTTCCAAAAGTCGATCCCAGCCTATTGCCGGACATGGCTGCGCAGAAAGCCGTCAACTGCAAACTGTGGTCGGGCGCCATCGATCCCTACTACGGCCCCCTGGTGGTGTTCGCGCCAACCAAAACCGGAACGATGAAAAGCCTTTATCGAATGGATAACCGACTGGGCGGCGCCGACGTGTGGCTGTCCTGGCCGTTCGACATCGATGCGGTTCGCGGCCTGGTGGTCGATGCCTACCAGCGCCTGTACTACACGGGGAATTACGAGCCGCGCGTCACCAACTATGAAATGGCCGCGCTCGGCACCGACACCATTAACGGTGCCAACAACTACCCCGGTGGTTTCGGAGATTCAGCGACTAATTACCCGCGGGCCTTCTATGCGTTGGGCGCACCGAACCCCCTGACAGCGCCGGTTGTGACCGTAACCGGTGGCGCTGCTGCAGATGTTACCCGCGCTTATGAGTACACCTTTGTTACCCCGTGGGGCGAAGAATCCGGCCCCAGTCCTGCAACGACCAAGGCAGGCAGGCCAGACGGCACCTGGACGCTGACGCAAATGGATGCGGCGCCCGTGAATACCGGCAACATCATCGGCGGCACGGCGAGCGGCGCGACGGTCACGCTCTATACGCAAAACATGAACTGGTGCCGCATCGGCCATCGCCTGATTGTCGCCTCTATCGTGGGCCTGACGGATGCCAACGGCACATGGACTCTGACCGGCGCTCTGAATAAGAGCTACACGACGGTGAGTCGGTCTATCACCACGAACGTCGCGACAATCGTTCTGACCTCCGTCGAAGGGCTGGCTGTCGGGCAAGTCGTTACGATGGCTGGCTTGGGTGGCGCTGCGGCCTATCTCGGAACGAAGACACTGACCGGCGTCAACACCACCACCAAAGCCATTACATACGCCGCAGTGGCAGCCAATGAAGGCGTTACCGGCGACACGGGCGGCTCGTGCAAGATGGGTTATGTCCAGATCGCAAAGACCTCAGCGCAGTCCTACACCAGTGGCGGCACCTGGACGCGCGAGGCTCCCTGGAACGTCGCGAACGGTCTCAAGCGCATTTACCGAACACTAACTGGCTCTGTGTCGACGTCGTTCCAGCTTGTGACTGAGATAGCGGCAGCGACAACCACCTACGCAGACACCCTTGCCGACGGTTCGCTCACAAGCGTTATCAGTACGGTGGGTTATGACACGCCGGACGGAACCCTGTTCGCGCTGGCTGAGATGCCCAACGGAATGATGGCCGGTGCTATATCAAACGCGGTCGCATTTGCGGCGCCGTTTAAACCCTACGCATGGCCTATCGTCTATCAGCAGCCCGTGAATTGGCCGGTGGTCGGTCTGGGCGTGTTCGGGCAGTCACTTGCCGTCATGACAACGGGATCGCACTACGTGATGTCGGGTACCTCGCCTGAGAGCATTTCATCCAGTAGCGACAACATCGCCTATCCGTGTCAGTCCAAGCGTGGCATCCAGGTGATCGGCTCGGGCGTTGTCTATCCGTCAGACGTCGGTCAGATCTTGATAGGCGCTGGCGGGGCGCAACTCTTAACGCAATCGTATTACTCGCGCGACGACTGGCGCGACGGAGCGAACGGCGGCGCCTTTGCGTCCTCAATGGTGTACGACAACCGGTACTACGCTTTCTGGATGGGAGGTGACGGTGTACAGAACGGCATAGTCATTGACCCTTCTGAAAGCCTGTCTGTGATCACGGAAAGCACGACCATTGTGCAAGGCGCCTGGGCAGATCCTGAAAGCGGTATTGCTTACATCATCGACGACGTTGGGAAAATCGCCCAGTGGGACGCAGACCCAGCAGCCAGATTGCCGTCCCAGTGGTTATCGAAGCTGTTCAATCTGCCTAATCACCTCAATTACGCAATGGCGTCGGTGGACGCTGTATTCAATATCGATGCGGATGAAATCGCCGCCATTCTCGCTGAGAACGCGCTGCGAACAGCGGCCAATGCCGTAGTGTTGGCGTCGATGCCCACTGGGATAAACACCAAAGATCCCTTAAAAGGCTCGATCGGGTCATGGGCGCTGGGAACGCTTGCACTCGCGGATACCGTCCTACTTGAGCCGCTCAGCACTAACCCTGAATACGTGCAGTTCAGCGTCATTGCCGATGGTGTCGTGAAGTTCTCCAAAACGCTTTATGAGTCGGCCACGTTCCGGCTGTCTGATGGCTACCGATCAGACCGCTATGAATTCAACATTGTTTCCAATGTCCGTGTGCGGTCGGTTTCCATTGGGAAGGGTCCCAGAGATCTCGCGCAGGGATGAGCGTCAAGAAGCCGGCCATTCCCATCCCTGGGCAAGCCGGGTTTGATCCTGCCGTCAAAGAATGTATCGAAAGAATGATGGGCCGCAGAGGCGGGAAAGTGGCGCTGCTCAGCGCACTGACGTCGTTGAGCTCCCCCGCCGCCAGTAGCGGCACGCTCGCCACCGATTATCTTGCCTTGCGCGCCGACATTAGCGCACTGCTCGTCATGGTGGGCAGCCTGCATACAACAATTAATGCGCTCCTGGCGCAGCTCGAGGACGTCTAATGGCTGACATGCTTTACAAAGATAATGCGGCGACTCTGATCACCACGACTATCAATAACGTGGACGATCCGGTGACGGTGTCAGTCACGGCCGGCAATGGCGCCAAGTTTCCAACCATCGGCGTGAATGCGCAAAACGGACAGGCGAACACCTTCCCGGTGGTGATCGTGCGCGCGTCGGATAGCGCTTATGAAAAATTACTGTGCACCGCGCGGGCGACCGATACTTTCACTTTGACACGCGCCCAAGGCGGGACAACCAAACTCGCATTTGCTGTTGGTGACGCGATGTATCTCGGCAACACAAAGGAATTCTTCGACAACTTCCTAATGACGCAGGATGCGCAGTACGGCAAGCCGCACTGGTGCGGAACGGCGGGCGGTACAGCAAACGCCATCACGGTGGCTGGCAGCCCGACAGTGACCGGATTGTCCGCGGGCCTTACGCTTGAGTTCATTGCCAGTGCAACAAGTACATCCTCGACCGTCACGTTCAAGCCGGATGGCGTAACAGTCAAGAACCTGAAAGACCATGCAGGTGTTCTTCTGACAGCGGGCGACATTATTTCGGGTGGTTTGTACCGCGTTCAATACAACGGCGCAGAGTGGCGAATTGTATCAAACGGACCCGGCGAGGTAGCGAAGATAGCGCGGTCTTCAGGATCGCGGAATCGCGTATTCAATGGCGATATGCGAATCGATCAACTCAATGCTGGGGCCAGCGTCAGCCTGACTGCTGGGGCCGCACTGCAATGGGTGGTCGATGGGTGGTACGCCTACTGCACTGGCTTTGCGGTTATTGCGACACAAGGAATTTACGCGCTCGGTACTTACGATTTCATATTCAACGGCGATGCTGGCGTTACTGGTTGTGGTTTTGGACATCGCATTGAGTCCTTGAACGCAAGAGGCCTTGCGAGCGGCAATGCGACCTTGAGCGTCGTGGTATCCAACTCATTACTAACCACAATGAACTGGGCGGTCTACTACGCAAACACAGAAAACGCGTTTGGCACGCTGGCGGCGCCAACACGCACGTTGATAGCAAGTGGCACGTTTACGGGCATCACGTCAGCGCAGCAAGTGTTTTCCACGCCCCTCACTATTCCGGCATCGGCATCTAACGGCATCGAGATCGTGTTCACGGTCGGTGCGCAAGCATCAGGATCGTGGCGAGTAACTAATGTTCAGCTTGAGCCTGGCAGCATAGCGACGACGTTTGATTATCAGCCTTATGCGACTGAGCTTGTGAAGTGCCAGCGTTATTACGAGACCGGCACGTATTCATTCTCCCTACCGATATCGAACGCGTCCGTGGTCTTAAGTTATTTCTCACACGTAGACTTTAAGGTGACGAAGTTTGCAGTGCCGACTGTCACTGGGACTCAGTCACAAGGGGGTATTTTTTCTACCACGTCTGTCAACGCCGACAGCATGGGAATTGGGCGATCTGACGTGATTGCGAATCGGCACAACACCGGCGGATACACCGCAATCGCCCGCATTCCGTAATCATGGAGTTCGAATCTCTCAATACCTGCCCAGAGTGGGACTCTCCCATCACTGTATTCGAGGGGCGCACGCCAGCCGAAGTGTTCAACGGCAACCAGCATGCCTTCGCGCTGGCTAACAGCATCATCCTGCTCACCAATATTTGGGATGACCTCATAGACCAAGACAAGCCCGTGACGCGCACGCAGATCAACAGCGCCTTTTACTGCGCGCTGTCGGAGATCCCGCAGAACCCGTTTTTTGCCCAACACCGGGGCTACCTGCAGCCGCTCATGGACTCGATGATGGTTTCCTACTTCTGTGCAAACGAGTGGGAGCAGGCCCAAGATCCGCACGGAATGGAGCTGGGGCATGTGATGCGTTACGCCCCTGTGTTCTTTATAGGCGCAGTCGTCAACCTGGCGCACGACGCCATCTATGACGGCCTACCAATCATCTACAAAGCGCTGTGTGGCGAGCGCCGTGGCGATTACATCAAGGAGCTCACCGATGCCGTCAAATCCGTTTAAGACCTCGAAAGCACCCAAAGCCGATCCGCGTGTCGATAAGACCGCCGACCTCCTGATCCGCGAGGGGCCAAACGCCATCGAGAAAGGCAATCGTGTTCAGGCGTGGGTCGATAAGTACGATGCAGGTCGAACCAAGAAAACCGACGCGCTTGAGAAAAATGTCAACACGCAGGGTGATGCAGCCAGTGCTGCCGGGCGCTCATCGACCAACATGTTCGATGCCAGTTACCGGCCTGTCATGGATCTGCAGGTTGCCGACGCAATGGGCAGCCAGTGGCTATCGCCCGAGGCGCAAAAGAAACAGATCGATGCGCTGTACCAAAATCAGACAGCCGACAAGAGAATTACGGCAACAGAGCGTAATGCTTTACGACGCAGTTACCGCGCGTCGAAGGCGGCGGTCGACACGCAAACCCTGGCAGAAAAGAACGCTGTCGGCGTAGCAACGGCGGACGCGGCACAGGCAGAAAATCGAAACATCGAAGGCCTCACGATGGAGGCGGGGCGCATGGGCGTTGACCCGTCACGGATCTTGGCAGCACGTGGCGCAAACGCTTCAGATACAGCGGCCCTTGCAGTCGACGCGGCGCAGCGTGCGCGTTTTGATGTGCGCGACCAGCGCTCTAAAGCACTCGCCACAACAGCCAATACAGGCCTTCAGTTAAAGGGCCAAGCCGGCCAAGAAACCGGCCAGGCCGCCGGCATCTACAGTCAAAACATCGGCAACATCAACACAACGGGGCACGAGGTCGTGCAGGACAAATCGGCCTCACTGCCGTGGCATTCGCTCGGGCTGAACACCATACAAGCCGGCGGGCAGTTGGCGCTCGGCAAGACACAATCAAATCAAAACGCAGTTGGGATCAACAACTCCCGAAATGATGGCCTTTTTGGCGCCATCGGAACGGGCGTTGGTCTGGCTCTCGCCACTTAAGGAGGCGTCATGGGTATCGGAGCACTCGCACAAGGGTTTGCCACGGGGTACGGGCTCGGTCTTCAGGGCCAACGCACGAAACGGGTAAACGAGCTGAACGATCTGAAAATCGAAGAGGCCAACACCAGGAAGGCAGAAAAAGGCCTTGTTGACGAAGCAATGTCGGGCGCGCTGTCACAGCAGGCCGCGCCAATCATTGACCGTGGCACCGGTGGCACGACAACCGGCGTCATTGGTGGTGCCGATGTGTCCGGCCTACAGCCAAGCGAGCCGACCACGACAAAAGGCAATGCCCCGAGCCGACTGGATTACTACCAGGGCGGCATGGCCAATATTCGAAGCGCGATGTCCGATCCGAAGTATCGCGCCGTGATCCCACAGCTCATGGGCAAGATGAAAGAACTGAGCGACATGGCGGATACCGATAACGACTTCATTCACAAAGAAGCAGTACAGAAATCGTGGCCGCACATTAAGGCATTGAGCGACCCAGCGACGCCCGATGATGTGAAAAGCGCCGCTGCATCAGCGCTGGCCAGCGACGTCTACCCGGATGGAAGGCAGCACCGCGTGTCGATTGCGGGCGATATGGCCACGTTTCTCGATGAAGACGGCAAGCCTCTCATGGACGGCGATAAGCCGCGCCAGATCTCGGTTGCTGACATTCTGGATGGCGCAACGAACGCACTGGAGTCGCCAAAAACCTTCATGGAATCCAGGCGCGCGGCAATCAATGAACTGCGGGCCGAAGCAAAAGCCAACAAACTCCTGGATAAGCAGCAGGGATTCATTCGAACGGAAAACGAAAAAAATCGTACCGCGCAATCCGAGCGCTACGGATTAGAAGACAAACGCGCCTCGGCAACCGCAGCGCGTGATGCGGCCAAAGATACGCTTGCGAACCGTCGCGCGGCTGCCGCCTACATACAAACAGGAATGAACTCGTTCGAGAAGGACGAGCGCGCGAAGATGACCGCCGATCCGACCGCGTTCAAACCGGATACGGCGGGTCGCGATGCACTACGCAAGAGCCTGATGCAACAAGCCGCCGGGATCTATGGTATCGACTTGAGTGGCGCCATGGGTCCTCAAGGGCCGGCACCGCGCACAATGCCAGCGGCTGGGGAAACCTTCGATGTCGAGATCGGCGGCAGCCTTTCAGCAGCACCTACCAGCGCGAAGCCCGCGGCCGCAGCAGTGCCCGTACCTGTGCCGAATTCGAGCACGCAGGGGGCCGGCCTTGCGCCCAGACAGTTTGCGGTCCCCAGCACCACGCAATTGGCTCCCAGCGATGTAAGTGTCGGTATTGAATCTGCTAAGAGGGCTATCGGTGGCGCGGTCTCAACGGCAATGAATCCAGCGCCCGCGTCGAAGACGCGGGATATTGCGGGCCAAATCAACGTACTCAGAAATGACAATCAGCCGCTCAAGGAAGGCGATGCGCGTCTGGGCAAGATTCGCTTCTTGGCCTTGCAAAAGGATGACGAGTTATTGGCGGCCGGCGTGAGCAAAGAAGAAATCCAGGCTATTCGTGATAGCGCTCGTATCTTCCGCCTCGGAGCCCAGTAATGGCGAAGCTGACCTCTCTGGGCGTCATGGACGATGGCGCCGCGTATGCGAGCGACGGTAAGACCGTGTACCAGCTCGTGCCCGGCGAAGGAAATGCGTGGCGCGCGGCGCCGATTGAACCCGACAGACAGGTTTCAATCATGTCGGCCTATTCATCGCGGGGCGGGAAGTTTGCGGCCCCACAAGAAGAAGCCGGCACCCTGGAGAATCTAGGCCGTGGTCTTGCGGCGGGCGCTGCCAACATACCGGCGATGCTCGGGGAAGTAGCGGGCCTGAAATCAATCTCAGAGCCAAGCCATTCTGCTGCTGAATCTTGGCGTGCGGGACAAAGCCCGGACTGGAAGGAAGCCGCCAACACACCACTGACGGTGGATGGCAGCCTCAACCCCGATCTGACGGTTGGGCAAGGCGTCAAGAAGGTGGCGGGCACTCTCGCAGAGTCGGCGCCGCAGATGCTTTTGCCGATGGGAGTCGGCGGCAAGATGGCGCAAGGCCTTATCGGTCTTGGGGCCAAGCCTGCGGTGGCAGGTATTGTCGGTGGCGCCGTTGCGGAAGGCGGTTTTGGCGGCCTTATGAATGCCGGCCAGATCAGCAAAATGGTCGACGATGCGCCTGAAGACAAGCTAGTCAATTCCGAAGCCTATCAGCGCGCCTACCATGGGCTGCCGGCTGATATGGACGACACCGCGCGCCGCAAGCAGGCCCGGGCAGAAGTGAAGTCAAAGGCCATGCAGGACGTCGGCTGGACCACGTCAGTCGCGACGGCAATCCTGGGCGCACCGTCCGGCGCCGCATTGGGTCGCATCCTGGGCGGCGAGACCGGCCGAACGGTGCTTCAAACCATGGCCAAACAGGGTCTGCTGGAAGCCTTCCAGGAAGCCCCGCAAAGCGCCTTCGAGCAGCGCACCCAGAACTTAACCGTCAACAAGTTCATCGATCCCAACCAGGAAGCGAACGAAGGCGTTCTCGATGCTGCGCTGATGGGGATCGTGTCCGGTGTCCCCATGGGTGGTGTCATGGGTGGCCTTGCTCACCAGGATGGCAAGCAGGCAAATACGGAGCCGCCAGTCGATGACCTAAATACACAAGCCGTAGATCCTGCCTACCCGAACCCGGTGACGCCGGACACGCCGCCTGATTCTTGGCAAGTATCTACGCCAGTCAGCGAAGCCAGTGCACGCGCCAAGGAAGTCCGTGATGCACTCGACCGTGGCGAGCCTGTGCCGACACGTGAATCGAATCGCAGGGGAGAGATCCCGACAGCAGGCCTGTCTTCTACAGACCAGCGCATTCGCGAAGAACGCGTCGCCATGGGCAAGGCCTTCGATGAATTCTTCCGCGTGGTCGAAACCAAAGAAACCGACGAGGGCGTCGGCATGTTCGCGGCCTCCTTCGGCCCCGAAGACGACGGCCTGTCGGCACCAGAAGAGGCGCCGCTATCAGCGCTCGATCAGGCGGCCGCAGATCTACGCGGCCAGATCCGCGAACCCGCGCCGGCCAGCAACATCGACCTTACCGAAGAAGAGCGCGCCGTCACCGAAATTGAGCTCGCCGCGGCGCCGGCCGAGCAACCACTGGCCCCCGACGGCCCTGCCAACAATATCGACGTTTCCAGTATTGAGGAAATCGAAGGAGCTCCCGCACCGCCGGGCCCGCCGCTCGCATTGCCCGCGCCCACCATGGTGGTGGACAGTGCTGGTAATGCACAGCCACAGTCTCAATTCGATGCGTCACAGCGCGCGATGGAAGAACAGGCGCGCGCACTCGATCTTGCCGGCAGGCCTGAAGAAGCTATCGCCCTGCGCCGCGAGGCTGCTGGCTACCAGCAAGAATTGGGCGACAACGCCAAAGCTCAAGCCTCACGCGCCGCTCGTATTCCGCAAGGACTGAAAGATCAGCGGATCCTTCGGGACTTCTACCGCGGCCACCTACAAGGCATGGCCGATGAATTACAGGCCGGCGCGACCGGTTATGTGACCGACGAACACGGCCGTATTACTTCACGTCTGCCGTCCGCCAACCCAAAATGGTTTCAGAACGCCGGCATCACCGTTGCACAAACCAGGCATGCGGTGAAAAAGGCGCTGTCTGGCCAGCCTCTTGGTGTTCGTGAGGCGCAGATGGTCGGCGGCATGCTGGATCTGATCCACGACCGCCGCACAGACAGGGATGTCATGAACTTCGCCCGCGAAAATCGTGACCAAGCCCGTCGTTTGCGCCGTGATGCTGTCTTGGGCCTGCCGCCCATTGAGGCCTACGAAAACGATGGTGAATTATTCGACGAAGGCGCCTACCATCCTGACTGGGACGGTAATGCCCGGGCCCTGTACGAACTCATGCGCGATGCGCACGCAATTGACCCAGTGCGTACCGAGCAGATTGCAGACAGTGCACGCCCCGATCTCGATGTTGCACGCGAACTACTGAGGATTATTCATGAGCCACAACAGCCGAGCGGTACTCAAGAAGGTGCTGGCCGACAAGAAGAGCGGCTACGTCCCGCAACTCAGGGACAAAGGCAAGAGCGAGCAACAGACGAAGCCGCGTCCGCAAGATCCCCGGAAGAAGTAGAAAACCCGCTCACTCAGGCGCCACTGCCTGAGTCTGAAGAGCACCTCGAGGCGCAAGTCGATGCCTTCCTGGCTGGCGAGAAGCGCGGCGTGCTGGTCTCAGGAAAGGCCGACGACCGCCCTAAGACTCGCCTCAATGTAGCCGTTCGAAAGAAACAGGCGGTGAGCCGAAGTGTGCCGCAGGGCACGTTGTACGCCCGCCCCGATGAGCCGCTACTACACGCGCTCGACGTGGCGCTACAGGGAGACCGCACAGAAGCCATCCGCAGCCTTGTCGGTCAGATCAGCCTTGGCATATCGCCTGACGTCGCCGCCGCCAATCCAGCCGACATGGACCGTATCGTCCAGGCGCGCAATGAACAGGGCGGCATCATCACGCAGGTCGGCGCGACTGCCGATACCGAGCAGGCCGCGACCGATCAAGTATCAAGCCAGGGTGCGACAGTTGAGACGGTGCCGGTTGAGCAGGGCTTGTCGGACCGGCAGCAGCCGCTTGAGGGCTACACCGAAGCCGACCTCGCCGACCGCCGCAGCGCGCGCGAAGGATGACGCCAAAGCCGCTGCAGATCAGCAGCGCGGTGACTTTACGTTGACTGGTAGCGAAAGTTCTGTCGACCAGGCCGAGGCACGCGGGCAATCGAATCTATTCGATGCGCCGCCGGCAGAGTCGAAGAAGAAGCCCGAAGAATCCGACCAGGACAGATCGCGCCGCGAATGGCGCGAGAACTACGATCGCGTTGTCAATGCATCGTCGCTGGGAGACGTCGCGACGATGGACCTTGAGAGAGCGGAGGCCTTCGCCTCGCGTGCCAGCCAAAGCGAAAAGCGAAAAGGCTGGGATGGCGGCGCCACGAACAAGGCGCTGATTGAAGAATTCGACCGCGAACTGGCGCATATCAAGGACGAAATAACCCGCCGCCGCCAAGGCACCCCTCCGAACGACACAGACACCGCCGCGCATGAAGCCGCCACCAGCCCACAGAACGACTTGCCGCAGCCGACTGATGCCCAGAAGGAAGCCGGGAATTATTCCAAGGGGCACATACGCATTGGCGGGCTCGACATCACCATTGAGAATCCCGCCGGAAGTCGCCGTCGTCCCGAGTGGCCGGCGCTGAAATCACACTATGGATACGTGAAGCGTACTGAAGGCGCCGACGGTGATCACGTCGATGTGTTCGTGAAACCGGGCACGCCAACCGATTACAGCGGCCCCGTGTTTATCGT